CCCGCCGCCCGCGATCTCGTCGGGGTCGTAGCCGAATCGCTGGGGGTGTCATGACTGGCAGCGCGCGCGAGTCTCGTCATCGCCCATCTGCGGCGACCTTGCCGCTGGGCCTGGACTCCGACGTCCCCATTGATCCGAACCCTCTGGACCCACATCCGGAGTATCCGACGCCACTGGATCTAGTTGTGCGCCTGACCCGCTCCGAGCGTGAGTCTCGTGTACATGCGTTGATCCGGTTGGCGCAGAACAAGTTCGACCGGGCGATCGATGAGCACGCCTCCGGCAAAGAGGTCGTCGGGTTCTGCTCGCTGGTGTCCGGCGGCAACGACTCCTACACCGTCGCGCATATCTTTCGTGACGTAGCCACCCATCAGGTGCATGCCAACACTCAAACCGGAATCGAGGCGACGCGAGATTTTGTGCGCGCCACCGCGTCGCGGTGGGGCGTGCCGTTGATCGAGCACACCCCGAAACCGGGAGAAGGCTATTTCGACCTGGTGCGGGGCACGGTGATGGCGCGCAGCCGCGCGACGGGAGAGCTGGTGCGGGCATGGCCGGGCGGGTTCCCGGGCCCGGCCGCGCATGGAGTCATGTATCAGCGACTCAAGGAACGTGCGCTGGAGAAGGTTCCGCATCACTTCGGGATCAGCGGATCAAAGCATCACCGCGTGGTGTTCATTGCTGGGCGCCGCCGCTCTGAGTCCAAGACCCGCACCACCATCCCGTACGCCGACGCACGCGGCACCACCCTATGGGTCTCGCCGTTGGCGGTGTGGCACAAGGCCGACCTGATCGCCTACCGACTGATGTTCCCGGACATCCCCGTCAACCCGGTGGCTCAGAAGTTGGGCATGTCCGGGGAGTGCGGGTGCCTGGCGAACGCCACAGCGGGCGAGCCGGACCGTTGGCGCTGCGCATATCCGCACGACCCGTTCATTCAGATGGTCGATCAGGTGGAGGCGGAGATCGCCGACCGCCCCGATATCCCCAAGCATCGCAAGAAATGGGGATGGGGCGGCACAGTGGACGACCCCGACACGGTCGAAGAGATGGCACGCACCTCGTTGTGCTCCACCAACTGCGGTCCTGATCCGCTGTTCGACTCCATGGATCCATTGTTCGAATTCGGCGAGACGGCGGTACCGAGCGAGTGCGGCCCGCAGTACGTACTGCCAGTGGCCGATGCGGATTTCGGAGCAATGTCATGACCGGGGCAAGGGTGGTGGAAGGCGAGCGCGATGGTCTCGGCCGAGATAGAGGTGTACGTCGATGTGTCGAACCTGCAACCGGTCGACCGCTTCGAGTGGGAGCGGTGGTTGCGGCGGGTGAAGATGCCTGCCCCGCTGAAGTATCTGGGTGCCATCGCGGCGCAGTACGGCGACGCGGACGGATCGAACGTGCGGCCGGGCGTGGAGCGTCTGGCGCGGGTGATGTGCATCTCGGAGCGGACCGTGAAGCGGTCCCTGTCGGATCTGCGGGACTGGGGATTTCTCCAGCGGACGAAGCAGGGGAACCGGCACGCGAAGCAGGCGGACGTGTATCGGCTGACGGTGCCGTCGAATCTGATGGATTTGCCGATGCTGGATCCGGACGAGAAGGAGTATCCGCCACCGCAGTCTGGGTGACATCAGTGTCCCCTGGAGTTATCCACAGGCTGGCAAGTCTGGGGGCCGCCCATGTCACCCAGACTTCCACCGGCTCAACCGGTCTGGGGGACATGGATGTCACCTGGACATGTGAAACGCCGATAAGTCTGGGGGCCATCTCAGCAATGTCTGGGGGCCATTTCGAGCGTGTCTATGGGCCATGGGTGTCACCCCACCAACCATTACTTACCAACCACACACCAACCACATGCGCGTCCCCGGCTTTCGACGCAACCTCACCAGCGCCCGCGCGACGCCTGTGGATAAAACCGAATCTCCTCCGAGGTGTGTACGAGCGAGCGGATCCCGCGCCGCGATTCCCGGACCGGTTGAGAAAAGTTCGCTTACCGAACCACCACTCCGAATCCGCACACCTGTCCCAGACCGACCGACCAGCACGGAAAGCCGCGCCAATGACCGAGCAGACCCCAACCGATCGCACCATCACCACCGACACCGGCAGCACGATCAGCCTCACCGACAAGGGCGGGGAGACCATGGTCGTCCTCGACCACCCCGATGCCCCCGAGGGCATGCGGCACTGCGAGGCGGGGCGGGTGATCGAAGGCGGGTTCCAACCGGTGCCGTTCGCGGCGTACGGACTCACGCCCACGGCGCTGCGGGCCATCGCGGATCTGATCGAGGGAGAGCGCCGTGCCTGACCGCGACCCCTGCCCGACCTGCACCGCCACCGCCCTCGCCGAGGCCGTCGAATTCGCGAAGGCACACGGTGTCGAGTCGCCCATCAACCCATCGGATTTCGCGGTCTCTCACCACGATCGCCGCACGGTCGCGAACTACATCGACGGCGATCACGCGGTGTTCGCCGAGATCGACGACTACGGCCACGCCACCTACGGCATCGCGTCGCTGTCCTGGATCCATCACGGCGGCGACGAGGACCGCCTGCCCTGCGTCGACTACTGCGGCGAGTGCCCGCGGTGCGGCCAGAAGCCCTGCCAGTGCGAGCAGTCGGCGGTGCTGCGATGAGTGACCACGTAAAGCCGAAATCCGCGTACCCGACCACCGAGGCGTGGCTCGCCGACCTCGACCACTCGCGGTGCTCCCAGGGCCACGGCGGCACCTGCCGCGAGATCCACTGTGTGTTCTGCGGCAAAGCGCTCCCGGGCGACGGCATGGTGCGGTGCAGGTGCGCGGGCGCCGTCGAGGCTTGGGGTAGTGCGCGATGAGCCTCACTCTGATCGTCTACGGCAAACCTCAGTGTCCCCAGTGCGACACCGTGAAGCGTCACCTCGACCGCCTGAAGGTGTCCTACGCCTACCTCGACGTGACTCGGGACGAGGCGGCCAAAGCGCACGTGCAGTCCCTGGGCTACTCCGGTGTGCCCGTGGTGGTCGCGGGAGACCAGCACCGGCAGGGGTATCGACCGGACTGGCTCAACGAGGTGGCACGACTTCTCCCGGCCGCCGGGATCGAGGAGTGCGAACCAGCGGCGGCCGTCGAGATGCTGCCCGAGGACGGTGCGGCATGAGCCCTGACCGCTACGGAGAGCGTGACCCCGACGTCTGCCCGTACGGGTGCACCAAAGGCTGGCTGTCCTCGCGCGATGCCGACGTGATGCGTGCCTGCCCGAAGCATCGCCCACCGCAACCCGGCACGGGCCTGGGCCACCTCGCCCCCAAGAGCGAAGACGAAGACCGAGAGGGAAGCCAGTGACCGAATATCGAAAACTCCGCGTGGGTGATGACCCGTTCGGCGCCCTGACCAACGAGCAGATGTCCGAGGCTCTCGCGATCACGGACGCGATGGCTCGTCAGCAGGTGCTGAACGGGGACGGATTCCCGATCGCGGTCGATGAGTTCTATGAGGGCACGGCGGCATTGCGCCGCCAGATGGTGAAGAACCGGCAGGCCGCCGAGTGGTCGGACTACCGCAAGGACTACGGCGTATCCGAATCGGCCATGAGCGAGGCACACAGGGCATTCATCGCAGGATGGGAAGCCGCTCTCGGCAAGAGCTACGAGGGCGGGCCGCTGCGATGAGTGAACTCGTCCTCCCGCCCCTGCCCTGCGATCACGACCCCGAGGGATTCGTCGAGGCCGGCCAGTTGTTCGGCGGCGCGTTCTGCTCGGTGGTCACCTGCCGCGCCTGCGTGGCCGCCAGTCAGGCGCACGTCACCGCGGTTACCCGGGGACTGCCCGCGTCGGATCTGATCCCGTTCGGAGGCAGTCGATGACCGACACCTTCGCCCACATCACCGAGCTGGCGAGCGTCCTGTCCGCCCGCAACGGTGACGGCCGGGCCGAGATGACCGCCCAGATGCTCAAGCTCTCCGAGGAGGTGGGCGAGGTCGCGCAGGCCTGGATCGGCTACATCGGCCAGAACCCCCGCAAGGGCGTGACCCACACGCTCGAGGACGTCATGTCCGAACTCGCGGACGTGGCGATCACCGCGCTGGTCGGCATCGCCCGACTCGACCGCGACCCCGAGCGGGTGCTGGGCGAGAAGGTCGCCGTGATGGCGCAGCGCTACGCGGAACTGGACACAGCCTTGGCAACGGATATCGCGCGCGGCGACACGATCCTGTCACCGCGCGCGTACTGGGAACTCGAGCACGACTGGGCGGCCAAGCATCTCGGATTCCCGCCGCACTGCCCTCCGCGTGATCCCTGGACCGCATTCGATGGAAGCCGATGGATCTACGACCACGACCGGGAGGTGTGGATTCGTAGCCTCGTCGGGGAACCGGAGTCGCCGCGAGAGAAGGCCCTCGCCGACGTAGCCGCCTGCACCGCGCACCTACACATGCCCGACGGGGTGGTCATCCAGAACATCGTCGACGCGGCCGTGAAGACGGCACGGACCTACGTCGAAAACGAGCAGGGCCGCGAAGCGTTCGCGCGCGAGCACCTGATCGCCGCTGCGGACCTGATGGCGTACGCCGCTGAGCGGATGGGCGCGGACCGATGAGCGACATCGAACCTCAGCCGGTGATCGAACTCGTCGAGCGGTTCGTGCGTAGGGAAGCCGATACCGCGCGACAGTACGACTACCCCCCGTTCAGCGAGGACACGGTCTGGGATCTGCACGCCCTCGCCCGCGAGGTGTACGCGCTCGGCGTGAAAGACGGTGCGACCCAAGAGCGTCAGCGCGACCAGGGTCAGCGGGCGCGGGAGCGCGCCAATGCTCGCGCCGAGGCGGTGAAGCCCAATGCCTGAGATGCAGACGGAACCCACCATTCCCGTCCGCTGCCGCTGTGGCCACCGCCGCGCAACCCACCGCGGTCCGGCCGGGCCGAACGGCGAGAGAGGTGAGTGCATGGGCCGCGACGAGAACGACCAGCGATGCATCTGCACCGTGTTCACGCTGGCCGGTCACATGGACGAGTTGATCGAGGCATCCTCGCTCGGCACCCCGGCGGCGAAGCGGCTGCGCGAGTCGGTACCCGCCGAGGTGGGCAAGGCGATCGTCCAGCGCGCCGCCGAACTCCGTGCCGACGGGGTGGTGTACATCGGCCCGGCGGACAGTCCGGCGATACCCGGCCACATCCCGCCCGGGTTCGAACCGGTCGGCGTCATCCATCCGGCCCCGCCCGCCGACGAGCCGCCCCCCGAGTGCGTGTACTGCGCCCGGGTAGCGACCCGCCGTGCGGGCGACGCGGTGCTCTGCATGAAGTGCGTGGACCTGTTGCGCGCCGACCAGCCACGCGCTCTGCGCCGCGCAGCCGGATACCTCGGGCAGCGCGCGGTCCCGCTCGAGGAGGCCGACCGTGGCTGAGGATCGCTGTCCGGTAACCGAGCTGATCCGGCCCCAGTGCGCGCACTGTCAGGGCAAGGATCTGCCGAAACCTGAACCGCTGCACTGGTTCCCGGCCCAGTACGCGGGGTTTTGCGCGCAGTGCGGCAAGACCATCGACCGCGGCGACAAGATCGCCCGCACCGAGTACGGCGACTACATCTGCAAGAGGAGACACGGATGAGCGAGCAGGCCAATCCGCGGTGCCAGATCACGACGGTCGATCCAGTGGGCCGCCCGCCCACCTCCTGTGTCTGGTGCGAACTCCCGGCCGGTCACCTCGGTATGCACTACGCGAGCAGGAGCGACGGCGGCGCCCTCAAGTGGCCTGCGAGCAATTCACCCGGCGTCTGGCTGGTCACCTACAACTCCGAAGGTGGTGACCACGTGATCCCGTTCCCGACCGAGGTCGAGGCGCTGCGTTTCGTCAACGGCGAGACCCATCACCGCGCGTGGTTCGTGCCCTTCGGCGTGAACCTGCACGATGTGATCTTCGGCCGGACCGAGGTCATCGCCCACGATCTCAAGGTGGCGCGCGATGGCCGCTGAGACCTACTCCGATCGCGCGATGATCGGCGCCGACCGCAAGCCTGTCCGAATCCAACTGCGCCGCATCGCCGGATGGCGCAAACCCGAGGGCGCGATCGTTGTGGCGCGACCCAGTCGATGGGGCAATCCGTTTCGCATCCACCAGGGGCACACGCTCATCGGCCCGCCGTGGTCCGTCGCTCGTGAGACCTGGACCCACATCCCCGCCGATCGGGCGACCGCTGCGTACGTGACACGGAGCACCGGGGCGACCGTTGCCGAGGCGGTCGCACAGTTCCGCAGCCTGATGGAGATTCGTCTGCGCGAGGAGTCCGACCGACTCTGCGAGTGGCTGGCGCCGTTGGCAGATCGGGACCTGTGTTGCTGGTGTCCGCTCGATCGCGCGTGCCACGCCGACGTCCTGCTGGAGATCGCCAACACCCCCAAGGAGGGCTGACCCATGGCCGATGTCGAGACCCGAGAGAGCTACCTCGAATTCATCAACCGCTACGCGAATCGGATGATCGCCGAGGCGGCGGAAGCACGGAAACCGCACCCTCGATTCAGCGAGCGCTATCGGGCGGCTGATGACGCGTGGCGAGAGCTGCACCCCGACAGCGAGTTCGGCCACGAGTTCAGGTCGCTGCCGAAGCGGATGCCGACCCGTCAATCCCTCGCCCGCGAGATCGCCGCCGGGATCCGGGAGATGGGGACCGCCACCCTCGCCGCGGCACGCGAGTTCTTCACCGGAGGTGCCCGGTGATCGATGTAGAGATCGTCATCGAAACGCCGGGCGGCGTCGAGCATCTGACCACCTTGACCGGCGCGCGTCCCGAGGTCGGCACCTACTGGTCGGAGACCAAGCCCTACCTCGCGGGCCGGATCCTGCTGGGCGACTGCACCCAGCTCGCCCCGCTCGCCAGTGTGTTCCATGCCCGCACCATCTGGGCGGTGCTCAGCGGCACCTACGTGCGGGTCCACGGGTTCGAGCACGCGCCGGGCAGTGGCGGGCAGGTGTTCGTCGATCAGTCCACTCAGGCCGACCTGCTGATCCCCGGCGGCGGGCACGTGGTGGTGTCGCTCGTCGAGCCCTCCCCGCCCACGCCGGTGAGCCAGTGGTGGCAGGCCGAGCTGGAGCGCGTGCGCCGCGACCGAGAGGCGATGCGGGACATGGCCCGAACCATCGACCACTTCCTCACCCATCCCGAAGGAGGCACCCGGTGAACCTGCTCCTCGAAGGCGTGGTCGGCTCAACCGCCTACGGCCTCAACACGCCCACCTCCGATATCGACTACACCGGGATATACGTCGAGCCCACCGAGATCCTGCTCGGGCTGCACCCGCCCTCGCGTGAGCGCGCCACGAAGAAGGGCCGCAACGGTGCCGACGCGACCTACCACGAGATCGGCAAGGCGCTGAGTCTGATGCTGTCGTGCAACCCGACCGCATCGGAGGTGCTGTGGCTCGACGAGTGGACCCACGCCAGTGACGAGGGACTCGAACTCGTGTCGCTGCGTGAGTGTTTCCTGTCCGCCCACCGTGTCCGCAACGCGTTCTTCGGCTACGCGGTGTCCCAGTTCCATCGACTGATCGAGCGCGGCCGGTTCCAGGGCAGCCTGGAGACCCGCCGCGAGAAGCACGCCCGCCACACAATGCGCGTGCTGTGGCAGGGGTACGAGCTGTACACGACGGGCGAGTTGCCCATCCGCGCGCCGGACCCCGCCCCGTTCTTCGCATTCGGTGAGCAGGTGCTCGCCGACCCCGAGGCGAAGTGCGCGAAGCGGCTGATCGAGGAGTACGAAGCCAAGTTCAACGGCGCGGTGACCGCGCTACCCGACGAACCGCACGAGGTGCCGATCGAGGACTTCCTCCTGCGCGTGCGCCGTGCCCACCTCGATGTCGTCGGAGAGCCGCGATGATCGAGCACCTCGGCCCGGCTCAGCGGGCGGCCAGGGAGATCCTGATCACCCGGCTCGCCGAGCTACACCCCTGGGATGTGCCGACCGATCCGTTCGCGGATCAAGGCTGGCACCCGTACGGCGAGATCTCGAACGCGCGCGCGATCCCCCGGGACCGGTGTCGGGAGGTAGCGCACCCGACGCTCGCTCCGATCCTCGATGAGTCCGACGGCGCGGTGCTCGACCACGCCATCCGGGCGGCCACGCAGGCACCGCGGATGCGTGTGTGGGACGCGGAGTTCCGGTGCACGTGGGACAGCGCCGCGCGCGGGGAGCGGTTCTATTTCCCCGTCATTGACCCACGGTTCAAGATCCCGATCGGAGTGTCCTGATGACCAATCCGGAGCAATCTGTCATCGACGCGATCGACGGCCTCGAGCGCGACGAGATCGGCGAACTGGTCGACTGGCAACTGGAGCAGGGCAGGCGAAGTGGTGAGTACCTGCCCCCGACGTCCGGTGGCCTACATGGGCTGTTCGGCCGGTGGAGCCGCGAGCCCGCGCCCCTGTGGCAGGTGACGGTCGGCGCGTCCACACCACCGCCGGTCCCCACCGCACGGTGGCGGACCTGGGATGAGAACTACAACCTGATCGCCGACGACGCCGAGCGGCCGACCGCGCTCACCGATGGTCATCACGTCACGGTGGATCATCCGAGCGGATTCCGGCAGAGCTGGCGAGTCAGCGCCGGGGATCTGGTCAGCGAGATCGAGTACCTGTACCCGATCCGTACGATGTCGAATCCGTTCCTGCCCGCAGACCCGAACGATCCCCTCGGCAGCCCGAGCCTGGTGCTCGACCTCGCGCCGATCGACACGTCGGGATTCACCGAGCAGATGCGACGCCTCGGTTTCGTCCCCGGCGACCGGGTCGGGTGGGAGGACTCCGACGGCAGGGTGCACGTCGAGACGGTCGGCACGGATTCGGCCACCGATCCGGTCGTCACGGCGGGCGCGCTCCTGTCGGGGCTCGTCGAATTCGTCGAATCGTTCGCAGAGGACAGTGAGGCGGACCGGTGAGCGACAACCCCAACCACGAGTGCCGCCGCGGCCGCCGATGCAAGTCGCGCGTAAAGACCGCCGCTGGCACATTCCACGGCGCGCTGATCGACCGCCCCGACGCGCTGTGCCGTCTCTGCGAGGACAGCGCGTTCGAGGCGATCCGCGAACTGGGCGAGGACTACGCCGGTCTGTGCTGCTACCGATTCGAGGACCGCTCACAGAGTCAGGGCCCGAAAGTCGGCGGCACCAACCCGAACCCGTCCATCCCGGTCGCCCTCGGTGTGGACGCGCTCATGGCCCGTATCGACGACGAGACCCTGCGGTGGGCTCTGCGGATCACCAGGGGCGACCCAGTGCCCGACCATCACGTTCTGCGCGTGAGGGCGTGTGTGGCGACCCTGGGCGCGAATCTGGGCACCCTCGTGGACCTGCCGAAGCGCCGGTTGCCCACACTGCTGCCGCATCCCGACGGCGGGGACTTTCTCGGCCTGGAGGAGATGGACGGCGTCGACGCGGTGTTACGCCTCGCCTCGTTCCACCATCGCGCGCAGACGCTCATGGGCGAGGTGGAGACGATCACCTGGCAGCGCGACCCCTGCCCGCACTGCGGACGCAAGGCGCTCGCCGCGTCGAAAGACCAGGAGTACGTGTCCTGCAAAGGCTGTGGGATCACCTGGGACTCGGCGCACTTCGCGCAGCTCTACAACATCCTCGACTTCGAACGGAAGGTCGCCAGAGCATGAAGAAGAACGACCCCTGGCCCTGGCCCGCCGACACCCAGCTGGAGCGCGCTCGCCGCATCGCCGCCTCGTACCGGACCGCACTGCTGTCGGTCGCCCCCGACCTGTGCGCCCAGCTCGACGCCAAAGCCGTGGAACTCGGGCAGGGCTGGGTGAAGCCGTTGGAGACCGATATCGCCGACCTGGACGAGATGCTGTCCGCCGAGCAGATAGCGGGCATCCTGTTCGTCGAACCGCGCACCGTGCGGATGTGGGGCTACCGCGGCCACATCGAACGGCTCGACGACGACGGCAAGCCCCGATACCGCCTGCGCGACGTTCTGGACTATCAGGCCCGGACACGCCTCGAGCGCACAGCGTGATCAACAGGCCGGGTTACGTGTAACCTGCACATCAGGGCGAAGCTATGCCCTCATTCCCGGATGGATGTTCCGGACACTCCCACCTCATTTCCAGGAGTCTCCGTCATGCAGAACATCACCATCGGCCGCTACAAGCCCGGCCAGCTCACCGCTACCCGCGTCCACCATGACAACGACGGCAACGAGGTCTCCCGCGAGACCTTCGAGCCGCACGCCGGATGGATCGAGGGCGTCCGCGACGACGGATCCACCTGGATCATGTTCATGGACGCCGAGGGATCGCCACAGATGTTCTGGGCGCAGCGTGAGCCGGACGGAGCGGTCATCGGTCCCGGCATCGTCCTGGACTGACCTAGTGCTCCCCGCCGCGGGGAAGCGGCGGGGCTGGCGAATCCCGCCTCCCTCCACTCCATCTCCAGGAGCGCTCCATGATGTCGATCCTTTTGTCCAGTCTGTCCGCCGCCGGATCCGCCGCCCTGAGTGCGGTGGACTGGGTGGACGTCCTCGGCGCCGCCGCGGGTGCCTTCATCCGCGGCATCTTCTGATCGGGCGCGGGCTAGTCACCCGCTGCCGCCGTAGCGCGCGTTCCGAGCTCCGCGCGCTACGGCACCACCTCAGAGCCGCCCAGAGCCCCAGGAGGCCATCGTGAGCGCACCCGAGCCGCCCACCATCGAATCGGTCGCCGAAACGGTACGCGCGGCCGTCCATGACGTCGTGGACACCATGTGCGCCTCGCTGCACGTCGATTCGATCGCCAACACCGTGGATCGCATCCTGCGGCCCCACTACGAGGATGTGGCGGCCGGATACCTCAACTGGCTCAATACCCCGCCCCCGGAGCCCGAACCGGATCCGGAAGACCCCGAGGAGCCGTGATGCGAGAATTGATCGCCATGTGGCTGCACTGGCCCATCGGCTGCGCACCGGTCCTGAAAGCCATTCCGCTGCACATCCTCTGGAGTAGCGAGTGGTAAGCAACCTCCTGGACACCCTGACGCTGTGGGTCGTCCGTGGGCTCGCCAGGATCGCTGGAGTTCGCCTGTGACCGTCATAGCCGCCGTACGCACCCCGCATCGCGTCGTGATGGGTTGCGACACCCGCACCGACTACAGCGGCACGGGGATGCTCATCCAGGACAGCAAGATCGGCACCCTGATCGCCCCCAACGGCGACAGGGTGCTCATCGCGTCCAGTGGCAACGCCGCGATGCAGCGGGTCGTCCAGCGCGGCCTGAAGATCGATGACACCCCCGACGCATCCGACGACACTGCCGCCGACCTGTGGGCCGATGCCGTCGCTGTGGCAATCACCGACCTGCTCGCCGATTCGAAGCCAGCCGTGGTGAATAGCGGAGGCGACGAGGCGTCCAGTATCGACGGCACGCTCATCCTGGCGTGGCGACAGCATCTCTGGTGGATCTTCACTCACAGCGCCGTGCGCCCCGCTGGCGGCGTCCTCGCCATCGGATCGGGCGTCGAGGTAGCTCTCGGCAGTCTCCACACCGCCGCGCAGGCCGATATGGACCCCGAGGAGGCCGTACAGCTCGCCGTGCGCCTGGCCTGCCGTCATGCGAGCGGGTGCGGCATGGACGACCGCGGGCCGCTCATGCACTACACAGTCGACCCACTGGTGCCCCAGCAGGCGGCGCGTTCGATCGCGGTCGAGACCGCTAAGCAGCGGCTCGCAGCTGCGCAAACATCCGGCGACCCACTGGACATCAGGGACGCGGAGATTCGACTGCGGCGCGCCAACGCGGGCGAATTCGACATCTGCTGACAAATGGAGCAGACCACACGCGAAAATCTGTGTCTGGACGAGAGTTTCGTCTCTCAAAACCCCCTGGCCAGCACTTATTCACAACGAATGGATAAGTGCAGGTCAGAGCGTTTCGAGGAGGCAAACACCTCTGAACGACGCCCCGAACCTCACGGAGCAGCCTGATGGCCACCCCGGCGAAGATCACCTACGACCTCAACGACGGCAAGCTCTACATCGACGACGTCGAGTTCCCCTACGAGATCACCGGCGAGGGCCCGCTGTTCCAGTGGCTCACCGACCGCGAGGACACCTGCTCGGTCATGCTGTCGATCTACGCGACCACCGTCGAGATCATCCCGAAGGAGCCGGAGCCGTGATCGACGGGCCCGCACTCGCAACCGGACACAACCCGCAGACCCACGGCGACTGGCTCATGCCCGACGGCGAGCGGTACAGCGAGATCGGCAGGCAGGTCACCCCCGAGGGCGAGACCATCATCCACGTGGTGCCGACGGCTGGACTCAACTACACGCCGGCCACCCGGCTGACCCGATTCGAGGTACACACCGAATGAGCGCTTCTGATCAGATCCTCGCGCCTCTGGCCGACGATGTCCGCCTGGCGTACGAGAGGGCCGTTCAACCGCTCGCCCTGCTCGCGGCCCGTGTGCGCCTGTGGGACAGCAACTGGCAGCCGCGCCGCGAGTTCGTGACACAGGTGGCGTGCGAGGACGGCGAGCCCCGATCGTTCAGCCTGCCCGTCGATCACCCGGCCGCCGAATGGCTCATGGGCGACGACAGCGCGGTGATGGTGTACGCAACGATCGAGGACGGTGGCACCCGTTGGTGCGGCGTACTCACGCGGATCATCAACCAGCCGAGCGGCCCATGCCCGCAGTGCGAGCACTGTCAGACCCGAGTGCTCACGGCCACGTTCCGCCTGATGTGACATGGCCCGCGCTCGGATGCGTGTCTGCGCCGAGCCCGGCTGTCCCGCCGTCCAACCCGAGTCCCGCTGTTCCGCCCACCATCGCGAGCGAGAGCGGCACTACCGCACGACCACCCCAACCAAGGTCACCCGCGACACCGACGAGCGCCGGCGTCGCGCCGCAGCTGTCGCGGCTCACCGCGCGCAGCACGGCGACTGGTGCCCCGGCTGGGGCCGCAGAGCCGCTCACCCTTCCTCTGACCTGACCGCCGACCACAGGGACGCTGTAGCGGCAGGTGGGCACGCGCGCGGCCCGCTGCGGGTGCTGTGCCGAGGGTGCAACGCGTCGAAGGGCGCGCGCTGATCCCGAGGTCAGCGCGAAAAAGCTGATGTTGAACATCTGCTCTTTCGGGAGTGCCGATCGGTAACTGGGTAGCGCGCGGTCGGTCGGGTGACGGCGCGCGCAGAGCCAGTTAACTCCTGGTGACACTCACACCGGCCGCCCGTTGTCAAGCGGTAGCCAAAAGATAACCACTATTTAGGTGATGTTCAACATCTGCTTGTTTGCGAAAAAATAACTGAGATACCCAGGGGGGTACCCCTTGACAGGGGCCGGACAGCCACCTTCGGGGAGGGCGCTGACCCGCGCGGAGGGTTCAAAAATTTCGTTGCCCCCGGTAACGACCCCGCGAAAGAGCTGATGTTCAACATTCGAAGTTTCCAGCAAACATCTAGCGCGATGCCGAGATGTTTGCTGGGCAGTGCCTGACCCTGGCGCGATGCCAGGGCGCGGAGCGGCGCGACGCCGTAGAGGAGGTGCGGCTATGCCGAGTGGAGGAGCACGCAACCGCAGTGGCCCGCAGCGCGATCCCAACTCGGGACGCTCTGACCGGCGCAACCTGGCATTCACTCAGTTACCATCGGGTGGTCGAACCGGCCGGGTGCCGAAGTTCCCGCTCACCGACCGGCGCGTGTACCGCTGGGAGGTCGAGGGGAAGATCCGCAGGCAGGTCTTCGACGCGGAGTCGACCGAGATCGTCCGCGACCGCGAGGCCGAGCTGTGGAAATGGGCATGGCGCACACCGCAGGCCGTGGCCTGGGACCGTGAGCCCTGGCGCTGGCAGGCCGTTGCGCACTGGGTACGCACCTCGGTCCTCTGCGAGACCGACGAGGCCACCGCCTCCGACCGAGGATCGCTGCACCGGTTCGCCGATCAGATCGGCCTGACCCCGGCCGGGCTGCGCGAGAACGGTTGGGCGATCGCCGTCGACGAGGTCACCCCCGCCCGCGAAGCCAGAGCCGCCCAAGTCGAAGCGGTGCAGGAGAAACCGGCGCCGCCGGTGCGACGAATGAGGCCGGCGGCCGGTGGGGGCAACTGACGGATTCGTTGTCGACTTCCCGACCCTCGCCGACATCGGCGAGGCGTGGGTCAAGCGGCACTGCGTCATCCCGGACAAGCAGCACCGCGGCGAGCCGTTCATCTGGAGCGACTGGCAGTTCTGGTGCGGCGCGAACCATTACCGGATCCGCCCCAGGCTGGTCTGGGACGACGAACCTCTCTGGAATCAGGCGTTCGTATATCGCCGCTCCCAGGTCGTGGCCCCCCAGAAGACAGGGAAGGGCCCGTGGAGCGCGTCGGTAGTCTGCCTGGAGGCCGCCGGACCATCACAGTTCGCTGGCTGGGCCGAAGAAGGCGACGGCTGGGCTTGCTCCGAGCACGGCTGCGGCTGCGGATGGGAGTACGAATACCTGCCCGGTGAGCCGATGGGTGCGCGGCACCCCTCGCCGGTGATCCAGCTGACCGCGAACAACGAAGACCAAGTCGGAAACGTTTACCGGCCCTTGTCGGCGATGATCAAGCTCGGGCGCCTGTCCGACCTGATGGCGGTGCGCGACAACTTCATTCGGATCCTGGGCAGTGACGGCGGCGAGGACTTCGACCGCATCGACGCGGTCACCTCGAGCGCCCGGGGACGTGTCGGCAACCCGATCAGCTTCGCCATGCAGGACGAGACCGGCCTGTACACCAAGCGCAACAAGATGGTCGAGATCGCCGAGCACCAGCGCCGCGGCGCGGCGGGCATGAACGGCCGCACCATGGAGACCACCAACGCCTGGGATCCGGCGGAGAACTCGACCGCTCAACGCACCTACCAGTCCCAGGCCAAGGACATCTTCAAGTTCTACCGGATCCCCCCGGTAGGTCTGAGCTGGAAGAACAAGCGCGACCGGCGTCGGATCCTTAAGTACGTCTACGAGGGTTCGCCGTGGGTGATCCTGGACAGCGTCGAGGCCGAGGCCATGGAACTGAACGAGACCGACCCGGCGCAAGCCGAACGATTCTTCGGTAACAGGTTGGTCGCTCGAGCTGGTTCCTGGCTCCCGGATGGACTGTGGGACAGCCGATATGCCGAAACTGTGGCTTCCTAACCCGCCGAAGGACACCGCGATCTGCGCGGGGTTCGACGGCAGCGAGAACAACGACTGGTCAGCGCTGCGCTGCGAGACCCGCGCCGGGTTCCAGTTCACTCCGCGGTACGGTCCCGACCGCCGACCGGCCATCTGGGATCCCGCCGAATTCAATGGCCAGATCCCCCGCGGGGAAGTCCACGCCGCGATCAGCCACATCTTCACCTTCTACTCATGCGCGCGCCTGTACTTCGACCCGCAGGACTGGCGCACCGAGGGCGGGGAATGGGCGCAGGAGTACGGCGAGGAGCACATCTTCGAATGGGCCACGAACCGGATCGTGCCGATGTACGCCGCGATCCGCCGATTCGAGATCGACCTGCGGACCCGGATCACCCAAGACGGGTGCCCGATCGCAGAGCAGCACATGGCCAACTGCCGGAAAGTACCGAAGCCGGGCGACAAGTACGTCCTCGGCAAGCCAACGGACCACCAGAAGATCGACGTCACGATCGCGTCCATCCTGTCCCACGAAGCCGCGTCGGATATGCGCGAGGCGGGCTGGGACGACGTGGACGGTCGAATGTTCTGTTTCAGCTGAGGAGGTGACCGTGGCCGTCATTCTGCGCACCAAACTCGACGATGATGATCGGGATATCGTCGGCAAGCTCAACGCCAAGCATCACAAGACCGAGCAGAACGACAAGCGCCTGGACGCCTACTTCGAAGGCGCGCAGCGACTCAAGCACATGGGCCTGGCAGTGCCGGAAGATCTTCGGATATTCGAGCTGGTGGCTAACTGGCCGCGGATGTACGTGAACGAACTCGCGCGACGGCAGAAGCTGAAGGCGATCTTCCGGCCTGGCCAGGAAGGTGGCATCGACACCGAGATGCGCGAGGCGTTCACCGCCAACAACCTGAACTCCCAGGTGCCGCTATTGGCGAAGGAGAACCGCGTATTCGGCCGCTGCTTCCTTGTGGTCGGTGCGAATGAGGAAGATCCCGACCACCCGCTGATCACCGCCGAATCCCCGCGCGAGATCTCGGTTCTGGTAGACCGTCGACGACGGCGTCTCGCCGCAGTGCTGCGTCAGTTTCGTGACGACAACGGCGAGCGGGTCGGCACGCTGCTGCTGCCGGACAAGACCCTCCAGATCGTCGCCGGGCGCGGCGGTTGGGAGATCGACGCTGTCGGTAACGACACCGGTATCGACGAGCACAAACTCGGTCGGTTGCCCGTCGTCATGACGCTGAACGGCCAGCGATTGGGGCAGTGGGGTGGAGGCTCCGAGATGGCCGACATCATGGGCATCACCGACGCGTGCGCCCGGACGCTGACCAATATGGCACTCGGTGTCGAAACTCACGCTGTCCCGCCGCGCTGGGCGCTCGGCGTCTCCAAGGGCGATTTTGTCGACAAGGACGGCAACCAGCTGCCGGTCTGGCAGTCCTATTACCAGGCGATCTGGGCCAGCCAGAAGGGTCCGAAAGACGCCGCGCTCGGCCAGTTCTCGGCGACCGACCTGCGGAACTTCCACGACACGGTGCGGCTGTACGGCGAACTCGCCTCCTCGGTGACCGGCCTACCGTTCCGCTACTTCGGTAAGAGCACCGCCAATCCGGCCACCGAGGGCTCGATCCGGGCCGACGAATCCCGGGTCATCACCAACGTTGAGGAATCCAACGAGCACCTCGGGGACGCCCTCAGTTGGACCATGGCCATCTACCAGCGATTCCGCACCGGCAAATGGCCGGACGCGCGCGAGCCGATAGCGGTGGAGTGGGTCAATCCCGCGACCCCGACGAAAGCCGAAGAGGCCGACGCGATCCAGAAACTCAACGGCGGCACTCCCGTGCTGTCGCGTGAGGGCTCCTGGGACGAGATGGGTTGGGACGAGCCGCGCAAGGCGCGCGAGCGGAAGTACTTCGCGGAGCAGGAAGAACCCGAGATCAACCGCATCGCGAACGAGCAGGCGCGCATCCAGCAGCAGTTGGCCGCCGATCAATCCCAGCCCGAGCCAACGGGCGACGCGCTCCCCGGCGTCGACCTCAACGCGTAACCGATGGCGCAGCTGCAATCCGCAGTCGAGTTCGACCAGGCGCAGCGGCGAGCCTCAGTGGATGCGATCGAGGAGATCGCCAAGCAGTGGGCCAGCACGCCGCCGAAAGACTTCGACGCCTGGTTCGCCCGCAACGTCGACCGCCTCGTCCGAACCGTCGAGGGCGGGCAGACCGCGGCGGTGCGCGGTGCGGACCGCTATGTGGGCGACGCCCTCGATGAGCAGAACATCAAGGCACCGAAGGTGGCCGAACCGAATCCGGCACGCCTGGTCGGTGTGACCGCCGACGGGCGCACCATCGACGGTCTGCTCGCACAGAGTGTGATCGGCGCGCGGGCCCGGATCGCCGAGGGGATGCCCGCATATCAGGCGTGGCAGGCGGCCGGGCTCGAGGTGCGCCGCGTCATCCAGAACGAGTTCGCCGACGCCGGCCGCGCTGCCACCGGCGTAGGGATCACATCCCGCCTCGGTGTCGGATACGTCCGGATGCTCGTCCCGCCGTCGTGCTCGCGGTGCGTGATCCTCGCGGGCCGCTACTACCACTGGTCCAACGGGTTCCGCCGCCACCCCGGCTGCAACTGCAAGCACATCCCCTCGCGCGAGGACCGCGCGGGCGACAAGACCACCGACCCGAAGGCGTACTTCGAGTCCCTGACCGAGGCCGAGCAGCGCCGGGCGTTCACCGTCGCTGGCGCACAGGCGATCCGAGACGGCGCCGATATCGGCCAGGTTGTCAACGCCCGCCGTGGCCTGACTATCGCGGGCGGCATCGTCCGCGACGGCGTGCGCTTGGGGGCCCGTGCGCAGCGCACCGAGGAGTACGGGCTGACCACCACCGAGGGCACCACTCGCCGCGGCCACGCCGGACGCCGGATGCGCGGCGCGAAGCCGACGCCCCGCCTCATGCCGGAAGCGATCTACGAGATCGCCGCCAACCGCGCGGAAGCTATCGAGTTGCTCCGCAAATACGGCTACATCGCGTAGCCCTCCCAGACCCCCGCTCGGCGCGAGGCCCAGCGGAGTTATCCCCCGCGATGGAGGACATCCGAGTGAAAACAGCGAGCCTGCCCGAGCATCCGATCTTCGGCACCGCGATCGGCATACGCCGCAACGGTGCACCGATCTGGTCGATCTGTGGAGCAGCGGAGGGCGACCCTCCCACCACCGACCCGGCCACGCCGCCGAACCCGGCCAACCCGGCAATCGCGCCCGGCGACGAACCCCTCGGCGAGGGCGGCAAAAAGGCGCTGGAAGCGGAACGTCGGCGCGCCGCGGCAGCAGAGAAGGCGAAGGACGCCGCCGAGGCCAAGGTTCGAGCGTTCGAGGACGCTCAGAAGTCCGAAGCCGACAAGACGGCCGAGCGGATCGCCGCACTCGAAAAGGACGCCGCGAAGGCACTCCGATACGAGGCGGCCGAGCAAGCCGGCCTGTCACTGTCTCTGGCCGCCCGACTCAACGGCAGCACGCTCGACGAGCTGCTCGCCGACGCCGAGGTGCTGAAGACGCAGATGCCCGGCGCGGCGCCTGTCGACCCGGCAACACCTCCGGCTCCGCCCACCCCGAAGCCCGACCGACGCCAAGGCGGCGGCGAGTCCGACAAGGGCGGATCGATGGCCGCGGGCAAGGCGCTCTACGCGTCTCGCAAGAAATAGCACGTCACCACCTATCCCCAACGAAGGAGGGGAGACATGGACATCTCCGTAACGACCGAGACTTTCGGCGTAGACAACCAGGACTGGTTGGCCAGCGCCGAGGGCACCGATCGGTGCAGGACGATCACCATCGACCTGACCACGTTCACCGCAGGCACCCACTATCCGAACGGCTACCTGCCCAGTGGATTCGCGCTCAAGAAGCTCGGCTCCGGCAAATACGGGCTGTGGACCAACGGCGACGAGTCCGCCGCGGTGATCGCCGGACACCTCTTCACCGCCGTGAAGATCAAGACCGGCGCGACCAAGGTCGCCGCCGCCCTGCTGTGGCACGGCGCGGTGAAGACCGCGAAGTTGCCGCACTCCGTCAACGCTGCAGGCCAGGCCACGGCCAAGGCCATCAGCTACTTCTGAGAGGAGGTGTAACCCATGGCACTCGTAGTGAACTCGGATTACATCACCCCGCCCGAGCTGACCGGCTATGTCCGGGAAGCGTTGGCGGACAACCCGATCAACGACCTGCAGTTGGTCGATGATCTCCTGCCCGATGTCCTCAGCGATGACATCGAGTTCCGGGCCAACATCACCCAGCGCGGTCTGCGCCGGGCGGGTCAGTTCCGGGCATGGGACACCGAGGCGCAGATCTCGGGCCGCAAGGGAATCGCACGGATCAACGGCGAACTCCCTCCGCTGTCCGAGAAGCGGCTGCTCGGCGAGTACGACCGGCTGCGCCTGCGCAGGGCCGACAACGCGATCCGCGACGTCATCCTCAACGACGCGGTCGAACTCGCGCAGGCCATCCGTACCCGCCTCATCATGGCCAAGGCGCAGGTTCTGATGACCGGCAAGGTCACCCTCGCGGAGAACAACCTCGAACTCGAGGCGGACTTCCTGCGGCTGGCCGGCCACTCCGTCACCGCGAGCACCCTGTGGTCCGTCACGGGCGGCTCGGCGGCGGATCCGTTCATCGATCAGGAGTCGTGGTTCTCCACCTTCCGGGTCACCCAGTCCGGTAATCCGGTGCGGGCGATCACCTCCCGTCGAGTGATGAGCGCGCTGATGCGCAACGACAAGGTCCGCGCGGCCGCCGCGCCCGTCGGCACCGTGCCGGGCATCGTCACCATGGACGCGGTGAACGCACTGTTCACGGCGTTCGGTCATCCGCCGTTCGAGATCTTCGACGCCCAGGTGGAGGACTACACCGGCACAGCGACCCGGCTGTTCCCGGACAACAAGATCCTCTATATCGGCGCGTCCAAACTCGGCCAGACCGAGTGGGGCACCACCGCGGAAGCGCTGGAACCGCTGTACGGGATCGATGCGACCGAGGCGCCGGGCATCGTGGTGGGTTCGTTCATCACCCCCGACGCCACCCAGCGCTGGACCAAGGCCAGCGGCATCGGCCTGCCGTTGCTGCTCAACGCGAACGCGACCATGGTCGCGACGGTGCTGTCCTGATGGCCGCGCGCAAGCTCGCCGGGTTCGTGCACGTCCACGAGCCCGACGGCACGTCGAAGGTGTTCGGTCCGGACGATGTCGTGCCGGAGCGCTACGCCAAGCAGATCACCAACCCGGACGCCTGGGCCAAGCCCGAGGAAGAGGCGGAGCCGGATGGGTCGCCGTCCGAGGCGTGGACGGTCCCGCAGTTGGTGGCCTACGCCAAGGATCACGAAATCGATCTGGGCGAGGCGACGAAGAAGGCCGACGTCTTGGTCGCGATCAAGGCTGCCGAAGCAGGCGATGGCAACCCCGCTGTTTGATCACACCGACGTCGAGGGGTTGTCCGGTGTGACCTACACCGACGGCGATCTCGCGCGAGTGAACAAGCTCATCACGATCGCGTCGGCCAAGATCCGGAACAAGGTCTCCAAGATCGATGACCGGATCGCCTCCGGCGCACTCGATCCGGAACTGGTCGCGGGCATCGGCGCGGAGATCGTGCTGCGCGCCCTCACCGTCATCGAGCGGGGCATCGGTGTGCGACGCACCGAATACCCGGAATGGTCCACCGAGTACGAGCCCGTGAGCGATTCCGGGCGACCGCTGGTGTACGTCTCCGCCGCCGATGTCGAAGACCTGATCGACACTCCAGAAACGGGTGACGCATTCACTATCCGTATCGGGCCCGCATGAACCGTCTGCCCGAGCAGTGGACGCGCGTGCGCCCCGGCCCGACGACCCGAGACCCGCTGACCGGCAACCAGATTCCGGGCGATCCGGTTCTGGTGCCGTGGCGGGGACTGCTACAGAAACGGGACCTCGTAGCCGAGCAGGCCGAGGAGTTCGAGGACGGTCACGCCTCGCAACGTCTGACCCTGCTGCTCATGCCCGGCCTTCCGGGCGGAACCGGCCGACGCGATGTCTGGCGGTTCGACGGCCCTGCCGAAGTGTCCGACCTGCTCCAGGTGGGCGACACGGTCACCGTGCAAGGCACCCCCCGCGTCCGGCGGCCCGCGATCGGCTCCCGGCGCCCCGCCTACATCGCCGCGATCGTGCGGCATTCCAGCGACATGAAGGAGTGATCATGGCGATCAAATCCTGGATCGACAAGGACGGCGTCCGTCAGTACGCCGACGAACATTCGAAGGCGTACCTCAAGCGCACCGAGCGTGAGCCGGAGACGCCGGACCACAGCCCGGACAGCGACGGCGCGCACAGTCAGGCGCTCGGCGACGTGCCGGATTTCGTTCCGCCCGTCGATACGGCACCGGCTGACAAAAAGGCTCCGCGTCCCCGTGCGACCGGTAGATCCGCTGAGGAATCGCCGAGCTGATGGCATCGGCGAACGAGGTATCCGGCGGCCGCGCGCGGCTGGAGATCTTCGAAGGCCAGACCTACCGCGAGGCGCGGGCCGGGTCGACGCCGGATCGGATCACGATGGCGAAGAAGGCCGCCGCGAAGGCACGCCAGATCGCCCCCGTGGTTTCCGGTGCCTACCGCGACGGTGTGGACGTCGAGGTCGAGGGCGACAAGGTGTTCCTCGTCGACAACGACCCGCTGGCGTTCATGAAGGAATTCGGCACGATCGACACCCCGGCGCACGCGATATTGTCCGACGCCTCCCGCATCCTCGGTCAGTACAACCAAGAAGGCGCGTTCCGTCACAACACCGGGCTCGGTGCGGATTGACCACCCGTCCGGTGCCCTTCGCTCCCGGCGCGGCACGACTGTTCCTGATCGGGCAGGCAGAGTTCACGGCACTCGTGCCCGCATCCTCGGTGACGACGCGCGAAGCGCCCGATCCGATCACCGGCCCGTTCGTCACCATCCGCGCGCCGGGCAATGTCGGCACGGACCCGCTGCTGCGCAAGCCGCTGATCCAGGTCGACGCATGGGTGCCGAAACTGGAAATCCTCGGCGGCACCACCGATCCCGAAGAGATCGCATGGGATATCGCCGCGATGGCGGGCACCCTGCTCTGTCGGGCCAAGGCTCAAGAGTTCCGTGGGTCGGCGTGGAATGCGCGCTGGACCGACGGCCCTATCTGCGACATCGACACCACCCGTGGCAAGGACCAGCCGCTGTATCGCGCGCTGATTCGCGTCGAGATGAAGCTGCGCGCCGCGCGCGCTTGAACCATTCCGCCCCGCGTGGGCACATCAAGTTTGGAGGCACATCGTGTCCGATCATGCCAATCCCGAGAAGGCCTATATCTGGCTGGACGGTGACGGATTCCGCGCCCCGGCCGGAACCGGCATCCCGACCGACCCGTTCGGTGAGAACCCTGTCACCAGCGGTATCCCGTGGCTCGCCTACGGCGGTATCGAAGCCGGGTTCGAGGTCAACGCCACCCGCGACGTCAACCCGAAGAAGGTGTGGAACCGTCGCAAGTCCCCGTACAAGGTGATCAAGTCGCCGACCGAGGAACGTATGAAGATGCGCCCGGTCGACTACTCGCCCGCGACCGTGCTCACCGCGCTGCAAGGCGGGTCGATCTCGGTCCTGTCCCCGGGTGTGTTCCAGTGGAACACCGGAGACGACGAGGACTTCGCCGTGCTGTTGCAGCTGCGCGACGAGGACGACAGCCAGACCTTCTATTCGAAGCGGGTCACGCTGACCACCCCGCCGCCGCGCACCTTCGGCGGTGAGGACCTGGACGGGTTCGAGTTCGAACTCCTCGCCCTCGAGCCGTTCATTCCGCTCACCTCGTTCAATCCGCTCCAGGTCATCTTCACCGTGGCCATCACCGGCTCCCCGACCGGTGGCACCTGGCCGCTGTCGTTCAACGGCCAGACCGCGGGCGGCATCGCCTACAACGCGGCGACCAGCGCGGTGAAGACCGCGCTCGAAGGGCTGTCGACCATCGGCGCCGGAAACGTGGATGTCACGGGTACGCCGGGCAACTACGTCGTCACCATCGCCCTGCCCGGCATCCTGTCGTCCACCGGCGCGGCGCTGACCCCGTCCGGCGCGGTCGTGGTGACGCCGGTCTGATGGCGGCATCCACACCAAGGAAGGCACCCGCGCGGCGTACCGCGCCCGCGGGTGCCCGCCCGGCCGCGAAGAAGTCCGCCGCGGCGTCCGATCCCGCTATCGATCTCCTCGCCGACTTCGGCACCGAGGAGAAGCCGCCAGTGCCGATCAAGCTCGACGGTGTCGAGGCGGATGTGCTGCGCGGATATTCAGGCAAGCAGGCTGTCGAGTTCCACCGCCTCGTCGGGGCCATGGAGTTCGACAAGATGCTGGAGCTGATCACCACCAACGGCGCGGCACTGTGGGAGTACGTCGGCGGTCTCACCCCCGAGTACGCGTCCGTGGTGCTCAACAAAATCATCAACCTGAGCGAGTTGCATGAGGGAAACCTCCTCGCGCCCTTGCCGGGCTACGGGATGAATCCCGCTGGGGCGCAGCCTTCGCCGCTGTCTACCGACACCACGGGGTAAACCTCCGTATCGCGCTGGCGACGATGCCCTACCCGGACGTCGCCGCGCTCATCGAGGACGCGGAGACCAGAGACGCTCAGCAGGCGAGGGATTCGGAGAACCTCGCCATGCTGGTCGACCGGTCGGACTTCGACGTGAACTTCGACTACGTCTCCGCCGTCACCGATCCCGACGACCCCGATGTGGTGCGGGAGAGGGCGATCCGTCGCAAGCGCGGCATCAAACCACCGGCGCCAGGATCGGCAGCGCCGGTCGCGCAACGTGACCCCGCGGTGACCAAGGAACTCGTCGAGCGATATCGGGCCGCGCAGAAGCCGTACGAGATCCCGGCGCCCGGCGCGCCCGAGGGTCGACCGAAATCGAAACTGGCGCAGCTCAATGCCGCGCGCGCGGAAGCGGGGAGGTGAGTCATGCCAGGTGGACGGATAGATATCCTCGTCGCCCCGGATCTACGGAACTTCGTCTCCCAGATGCGGACCGGGCTCGCTCCCGCCGTCGGCGCAGCGGGTGCAGTCGGCGCGGCGCTCGGTCTCGCCGTCGGCGCGGGTGCCGCCTTCGACAAGGTCATCACGATCGGCAACGAGTTCACCACCTCGTTGAACACGATGAAGGCCGTCAGCCAGGCGACCGCTGAGCAGATGGCGCAGGTATCCGAGCGGGCCAAACAGCTCGGCTCCGACGTCACCCTGCCGGGCACCTCGGCCAATGACGCCGCGGCGGCGATGACCGAACTGGCCAAGGGTGGATTCTCGGTCAAGCAGTCCATGGACGCGGCGAAGGGCTCACTCCAACTCGCGGCCGCCGCACAGATCGACGCCGCCCAGGCCGCGACCATCCAGTCCCAGGCGTTGCAGGCGTTCGGGCTGAAAGCTGCGGACGCTGGCCGAGTCGCTGACGTGCTCGCCAACGCGGCCAACGCCAGCTCGGCCGAGATCACCGATGTCGCATGGGCGTTGCAGTCCGGCGGCGCGGTCGCCAAACAGTTCGGTCTGTCCATCGAGGACACCGCCGCAGCGATCGGCCTGCTCGCCAACTCCGGCATCAAAGGCTCCGACGCGGGCACCCTGCTGAAGTCGGCGCTGCTCGCGCTCACCGATCAGGGCAAGCCCGCGCAGGAGGCCATCGGCAAACTCGGCCTCACCGTCTACGACAGCCAGGGCAAGTTCGCCGGACTGCGCACGATGTTCGAGCAGCTACAGCGCGCGTCCGGCCAGATGACACCCGAGGTTTACCAGGCCGCCACCGCGACGCTGTTCGGTTCGGACGCAATGCGGTTGGCGTCCATCGCCGCCGAGAAAGGCGTCGAGGGCTACGACCGCCTGCACGACGCCATGAGCAAGCAGGGCTCCGCCGCCGAAGTCGCTGCCGCGAAAATGGAGGGGCTGCCCGGCGCCATGCAGATGGCGACCAACGCGGCCGAGGTACTTGCCCTCGGCGTGTACGACCTGATCAAGGGCCCGCTCACACAATTCGCCACATCGGCGGCGGACAAGATCGGCGACGCGACCCCGAAGATCACTTCCGCCATGCACGACGCGGCCGACGCGGCGATCAGCATCGGGCACGCCGTCGGCCCAGTGGTCAGCCAGCTCGCCGACCTGCCGCCAGTCCTCTACGTGGCGACCGCCGCGTTCGTGGCGCTGCGCGCCACGGTGCTGGGGACATGGCTCACCACCGGAGCCGCCGCGATCGGAACAGCCGCGACCGCCCTGTACGGGTTCGGAACCGCCGCCGTCGGAGTGGCGACCGCGACCGGCCGAATGATCCAGGTCGCCACCATCGGGCAGGTCGCCCTCGGCCGATTCGGTTCGGTGATCGCCCAGCTCGGCACGCACGTGCCGGTGGTCGCCCGGATGCAGTCCGCGTTCATGGACACCTCCGTCGCAGCGTCGACTCTCGCGCGAACTCAGGGCGCGCTCGCCGCGGCCACGGTCGGTGTGCGCTCGGCGACCAACGGTCTGATCGGCCTGCTCGGTGGCCCGCTGGTCGTCGGTGTGCTCGCCGCGGCCGTCGCCGTCTACACCCTCTACACCGAGATGAAGAAGGGTTCCGACTACGCGAAGAATCTGCGCACCTCGCTGAGTGAGATCGGCAAACAGCGCGCCGCCCTGGCCGAGATCTTCTCCCTCAACGGGGGAGCGTTCGACGACCGTGCCATCTCCAACGTCACCGCCCAGATCGGCACCATGGAAAAGGCCATGGAGGACGCGGGGAAGAACACCTCCGGGTTCTGGGGCAAGACCAAGGGATTCTTCACCGGGTCGCTCGGTGAGGAGTTCGACAAGAACTGGCGCGCTGATCAGTGGAAGGGCGCCAAGCAGGTCATGGACGACCTGAAGATGTCGTCCGAACAGCTCGCCGCCACCCTGTCTGACCAGTCGAAGTTCGACACCCTCGCTACCAAGTTGCAGGGGATGGGCACGCACGGCCGGTTCGCGCTGTCCGAATTGCAGGCGCTGCGCGACGAGATCGTGAAATCCCAAGCAGTAGCGAAGGATACGACGCCGGGGTTTGCGTCGCTGTCGCAAGCGGTGAAGGTGCTGTCCGACGAGTCGGCGACCGCCGCCGACCGGGTCGACGCGATAAAGTCCGCCCTGGATGTGCTCGCTGGCAAACCGATCTCCACCCAAGAGGCGCTGTCGAAATACAACGCCCAGGTGCGCGAGACCGCAAAGGTCACCGCCGAAGCGTGGGACAAGACGCAGGGATTCGGCGCCGAACTGGTCGGGCAGGGTGGGCAGGTCAACACCGCCACCGAGAACGGGCAGATGCTCTATGAGCGCCTGAACCTTATTCGTGATGCCTCGATCGCGGTCGCCGAGCGCGGCGGCGACATGGCGCCGATCATGGCGCAGAACGCCCGTGACTTCGAGGCGCTCGCCACCGCGGCCGGACTGACAACCGACCAAGTCGCGGTGATGGCCGAGAAGCTCGGCTACCTGCCCAAGGACATCGAGATCCTCGCGCAACTGCGCGGCGCCGATTCGGTCGAGCAGCAGCTCGTCGTGATGCAGGGGCTGCTGCGCTCGAATGCCGAGGGCGTGTCGATCCCGGTCGAAGCCCTGACTGATGACGCGAAGGCGCGGCTCATCGAGGCTGGGGCGAAGATCGACGAGGTCAACGGCAAGCCCGGCATCGTCAAGGTCACCGCGCCCGACCTGCCTGCGGTGCTCACCGAACTCGACAAGCTGGTGGCGAAGAACCTGCCTGCGAAGACGCAGAAGGTCAACATCGTCTACGAAGGCGATTTCAGCCAGGGCGAATTCGGTCGTGCACCTGACCAGTTCCAGCCGGTCACCCCGCGCGCCGAGGGCGGCATCGACAACCTGCCGGGTCAGGCAACGATCTGGGACGCGAAGACCCGCTACTACCAGGTGTCCGAACCGGAGACCGGCGGGGAAGCTTTCATCCCGCTCGCCCCGGCGAAGCGCTCGCGCTCGACGAAGATCCTGTCGGAGGTGGCCGGGCACTTCGGGTTCGGGCTCACCAAGATGGCCGACGGAGGCATCGCCCTCGCTCGCGCCATGGGATTCCTGCGCGGCCAGTCCGGCAAGCAGTACCAATACGGTGGCGTCGGAAACCCCAGCTGGGACTGCTCGGGTTTCATCTCCGCCGCGTACGCCCTGCTCAAAGGGCTGGACCCGTTCACCCGCTGGTTCACCACCGAGAGCGACTTCCCGTCCCTGGGATTCCGCACCGGCCGTGACCCGTCCGGGCGCGGTCTGTCGGTCGGCATCTACCGCGGCGGCGGCGGCCAGTACTCCCACATGGCGGGCGACCTCAACGGCACGCCGTTGGAGTCCGGCTCGAACGGTGTGGTCGTCGGCTCCGGCGCGAAGTCCTCGGCCTCGGGTGACCTGCCGCTGAAGTTCTATCTCGCGCAGTCGCAATGGAATCCGCCCGGATCCAGCAGCAAGGGCAGCGGATCGCGTTCGTCGCGTTCGTCGAGCAGCAAAACCGAATGGGACGCCGAGGACGATCTGCAACTCGAGTCCGCGCGGATCTCGCTGAACAAGGCCAAGGCCCAGCGGGATGAGGATCTCAAGGACCCGAAGAAGTCGCCGGACGACAAACGCCAGGCCGAGATCGACGTGCAGACCGCGCAGCTGCGGGTGCAGAAGCTGGAGCAGCAGCGCGACGAGGCCAACTCTACTGGCGGTCCAGTGCCGGAAGCGCCGCCGCTGGAAGGCAACCTCACCGACGACCAGATCTCCCTGGAGCAACTCCAGATGGCGATCAGGTCCGCGCGCGAGGAACGCGACCTCGTCTACGACGACCCCGAATCCACCGACGACGACAAGCGCGCCGCCGACCTGGATCTACACAAGGCGATCAACAACCTCGCCAACGAGCAGAAGAAGCAGAACGAGGACGCCGCAGGCACCAGCGGATCCGGCAGCGACAGCTACTCCAGCCCGGTCGAACTCTTCGGCAACGCCGCCAAGGCATTCGTCACCGGCCAGCTGTCCGACGTCCTGAACGTTGCTGGGCTTGGCGGGGATATCGGCGGCTCCACCGGCGCACTGATCGGCATCGCGGGCAAGGAGATCGAGAAGGCGCAGAAGCGCGACCAGAAGGCCAAGGCCAACCCTGCGACACCGAGCCAAGAGGAACTGGCCAAGCAGGGGCCCGTGGTCCCGGGGTCGGCGAACTGGCTCGAGGAGATGATGAAAACCCTCAAGATTCCCGCGGTCATCCGCGACCAGGGCGGCCCGCTCCCCAACGGTTTCGCCGCGATCAACACCTCCGGCGAAACCGAATGGGTGCTCAACGGTGCGCAGCTGCGCGCCGCGGCGACCAGCCGTCCGGCGAGTTCGTCGAACGTCGACAACTCCACGAAGATCGAGCACCTCCATACCGGGATGAGCGACGCCGAATTCCGGCGTGAATGGCGGTCTCTGGAGATCGACCGCAACATCCGGGCGCGCAGGCTGGTGCAGCGTTGATCACGCCACCGGATGACATCAAGGTCGAGGCCGAGGGCTGCAACGGCCGGATGTGGACCCTGGCTGGTGAGGACCAGTGGGATCAGGGTGTTGCGCTCGCCGACGAGGACGAGGGCACCGATTTCGACGGCATGTACGACGCGCCGTTCACGGCGATCTACAACAGCACGGCGTTCGAGGTCGGTGCCCGATTCGGCGGGATCAGGGAAGAGAAGTACGACTTCATCCTGGCCGTGCACGTCATGTCCACGCCGCAGATGAATTGGCGCGATGTCGATTCCGAATTCCGGCTGTCGTGGTCGGCGAAGCGGGATTCGAAACTGTGGGTCAAGGAGGGCGATTCGCGCCGGTGCCTGCCGGTGCGGCTCGGCGGCAAAACGAAGATCAAGGCCACCTGGAATCCGAAGGGTGAACAGTACGGCCTGATCCTGTTACCGCTGATCGGTGCCTATCCGCGGTGGATGGGCGAGCCTCTCATCTCCACGTTCACCACCACGACCGACACCACCGAATCCGGATTCGAAATCGGCTACGTGAAGATGGGCAACCCGCTTCCGGAGGATTACGAGATCTGGCCGGAGTGGCGGATCCAGGCCGCGGCCGAAGGCATGGTCGTCGAACTCCCCGACTACTCCCACGGGTCCGACGACTACGAGCGCGCCGAAGAGGACGCGCTGCGCAAGCTGATCCTCGCCCCGCTGCTGGAGGACGAACACCTGCTGGTGCGCAGCGACAAGATGGCGTTCGGCGGCCCGTTCGTCAGCAGCCTGGACACCCAGTTCCATCAGCGAATGGGCGGCAGGCGTCTGTGCTACCCGATTCCCGGCCGCACCCCGAACGCCCTGTATCCGGTGAAGGTCAGCGGCGCGCCGATCGGAACCAAGATTCAGGTTCAGTGCCCGCGACCTTGGCCGCGGCCATGGGGATTGGAGTAAATCCCAAATGCCAGCAATAGCTGAAGAGATCGATTTCGATGCCGTATTCGACGGCATCATCGAGCGTCTCCGCCGCGACGAGGAACGTCGCATTCAGCGGCCCTTGGTCCGGCTGTGGGACGGCGACTGGAACTTCGTCGGCGAGGTCCACAACGAGATCTCCGCGCGGTTCCAACTGCCGGAGAACGAGACCGGCCAGGGCGTCATCGAACTCCCGGCGAAGTACTACCTGTCGCGGTGGCTGACCAACCACGACGACCGCCTGAAGAACGTCTTCCTGACCGTCGACAAGGACGGCTCGCGCACCGGGTGGATGCTCGACGACCTCGGTCAGGACAAGTCCGACGACGGCGAGCGCACCGTCAAGGCCATCTTCAAATCGGACTTCGAGCACCTCAAGCACATCATCGCGTACAGCAACCCGTTCCTGCCCCCAGAAATACAGTTCCCCCGCGTCTGGGCCTGACCCCCCGCCCCATCGCGGGCGGGGGGTCAGGCCCAGGCCAATCATGAATCCTCTTCGGTCCAGCAATCTGGGCACTGAAGACCACCCTGTTCTTCAACATCCTCCGGCTCGAGGGCAACCTCTGGACCGTCCCCGACGATCCGGTAAACGGTGCTGGGTGGTTCGACCTCGATCAGTCCGAGTGGTCGCAGGTGGTGAAGCCCTCCCCGATCGAGGAGGACAATTCCCAGCTCGCCGTCGTGCACTCCCGCTTCAAATACATGTTCGACGTCCAGAAGCGGGTCACCGCCGACGGCCAGTACACGTGGGTGCCGCGGCGCTACCTCGAAGGCGACGAACCGCCCTGGGAGGGCGCGGACCTGCGGCACGGCACGCTCGTCTGGGATCTCGTCGACAACTCCGGCTGGGCCACCGAAACCTCCTTCGGCGGAAACCTTTTCACCGGACTCACCCGCGCGGTCACCTCCATCGCCTCCGATGGATTGACGCAGGGCATCGACATCATCGACGACCCGACATTCCCCGCCGAGTACGGCGAGCCCGGCTGGGTCGGCACCTTCCCGAGCGCGCCCGGCATCATCCTGCGCGACGGCGACCACACCGGCATCCAGTCGAATTCGTTCCACTGGAAACCGGCCACCGACACCGAGTTCGTCACCGGCGGCCACTCCGCCCCAGGAATCAACGAGGCGATCTCCGCCGCCATCAACATGATCGGCGACCTCATCGCCGCGGCGGTCTTCATCCCACCGGTCGGCGGCGCTGCCGATGCCGTGCTGAAACCGCTGTACACCGACGTGTTCGGCGCGTTCATGAAGTGGCAAGACATACCGCGCGCCAACGATCTCGGCTGGTCGCACTACCAGGAAGCCTGGTGCGAGGGCGCCGACCGCGCCTACACCCTGTCCGCTCTGATCGCGCTGCGCACCGGCATGTGGCGGACCCGCGAGCAGACCACGCACTCGGTGACCGTCGTCGACGGGCTCGAGGGTCTGCTAGTCGGCGAGCGCGGCAAGGGCAACGCCTGGCTGGGCACCCGCATCGGCACCACGGTCAAGGACTGGGGCAAGCCCGGGAAGGTCTACGTCGACCGCATCACCGAGCTGACTCTGTGGTGGGACCGCAAGACCACCCCGCACTGGGACCTGGTCATCGGCCACCGCGAACCCGAAGACCCCATCCAGAAGGCCATGGAAATGATCCAGGAGATCTCCTCCATCGCACGAGAATTGGGAGTGCTCTGAGTGGGCAAGATCTGGCGGCTCGAGGATATCGACCCCGACATTCCGGAAGAACGATTCCTGCCCGCGCTGCAATCGATCCCGCTCGGATTCGGCGCGGACGCCGGCGGCCGCAACCGGATGGTGTGGCCCGAGGCCATCGCCCGCGCGATATCGAAACACCTCACCGAATGCGGTGTGCCGCCCATCGATCCGGAGCTGGCGAAAATCGAGTTCCGCGCGCCGTACCGCGGTGAGCAGTCCCGGTTCAACGGCATGGGCGGCTGGGTCGAGAAGGGATCCGAGCCCGCCCCGGAACCGGTGCGGATCCAGGACCCGGCGTCGATGACCGTGCGCGAGCGTGAGGCGCAGGTCGAGCGCCTGCGGTACCTCGGCTACAAGGTCAACGAACCCGAGCCGGAGAAGCCGAAGGGCGCGGTGGCCGACGCCATCGACGACCCGCCGCGGTTCCCGCCCGGCGAGCACACCGTGACCGAGGTCAACACCTACCTGCGCGAACTCGGCGACAGCGACGAAGTCGAACGACGCCGCGTGCTCTACGCCGAGCGAAAAGGCCAGGCGCGCAACGGCATCCTCAAGAGATTCAAGGAGTGAGCATGGCTGAGATCGTGCTGCCCTACGACCGGGCCAATGTCCGCCAAGAGACGGGGTGGTGGTGCGGGCCCGCATCGATTCAGACCGTGCTGGTCTCGGCGGGGATCGTCGTTGCCGAGCGCGATATCGCCGCACAGGTCGAGGCGCTGGAAGGCAACATCGGCTGGGACGACCAGGACGGCACCGACTCGATCACCCAGATCGCCGCGATCCTGAACCGCTACCTCGGCGACGGATACGTCACCCGGGCCATGCCGAACGACCCGCCGACCGCCGAGCAGGCGGAGCGGCTGTGGTCCGACATCGTCGCCAGCATCCGCGCCGGGCGGGGCGTGGTGGTGAACATCGTGTCCCCGCCCTCGAACTATCCGCGCGGGGTGAAGGGGTCGTCGAGCCCGAGCTACGGCGGCGGGACCGTCTTCCACTACATGGCCGTCATGGGATTCGACGACGCCGAGCGCGCGGTGTGGATTGCCGACAGCGGGTTCCGTCCGTACGGCTACTGGATGAGCTTCGACCAGCTCGCCACCCTGATCCCGCCTAAGGGCTACGCCACATTCGTGCCGGTCGAGGCCGAGGAAAATATGCCAGCAGATATACCGGCTGGCCTGACGCCGGAAGTTCTCGCCGAGGCAATGGGGAGATCGGTTGCGCTCGAGCGGTACCGCGAACTGTTCCCCGCGGTCGTCGAGTCGCTGCGCGCCGCCGACTGCACGACTGTCGACCGCGCTGCGATGTGGCTGGCCCAGGTCGGGCACGAGTCCGCAGGCCTGAAGTACATGCGCGAGATCGCCACCGGGGAGGCGTACGAGGGACGTCGCGATCTCGGCAACACCGTGCCCGGCGACGGTGTGCGATTCGCTGGCCGCGGTCCGATCCAGATCACCGGCCGCCACAACTACACGCGACTGTCGGAGTGGGCGCACGGCATGGGGTTCGTGCCGACGTCGACGTTCTTCGTCGACGAGCCGCAGCAGCTGGAGTCCGACCGGTACGGGTTTATGGGCGTCACCTGGTACTGGCTCATCGCCCGCGACATGAATTCGTACGCCGACGCGGGCGACATCGAAGGCGCGACCCGCGCCGTCAACGGCGGGACCAACGGTCTCGCCGACCGCATCACTCGCTGGAATCGGTGCCGGTCTCTCGGTGCCGACGTATTGCCGAATGGAGATGACGAGATGGGCTGGCTCGAAACCCAGGTCAAGAACTTCCGAGGCATCGGCCTCAACTGGAAAGACGTGCTGTGGTTCATGGACCGCAACACCTCGCAGGTCCGCGACCAACTCCTCGGTGAAGACGGCCCCGACGGATTCAAGGGCTGGTCGATCCTCGGCCGCTCGAAGGTTGACCCGAAGCGCGACAACACCGTCGTCGAGGCGGTCGCCGAACTCCGTAACGACGTCGCCGAGATCAAGCGCCTGCTCGCGGAGCGGCAGTCGTGAGCGCGCCGAACAACGTTGTCGAGTTGGTCAAGGCGGCGGTGCTCGAGCAGATCCGTGGACAAGCCGACGACGCGGCCCGCACCGCGGTCGAACAGGCCGTGGCCGACGCGCGTGCGCATCTGGATGCGCTGATCGCCGACGCCCCGCGCATCATCGCCGACGGGCCCGCGATCGAACCCGAGGATGCCCGCGGCGACGCCAAGCAGCGCGCCGGACGCACCGCGATTCAGGGTGCGGTCGCGACCGTGTTCCTCGCCGTCGCGCTCACCGTGTCCGGCGCGATATCCGGCAGCGGGTTCGACTTCACCTCCGGTGGTGACTGGAAGGCGGTCGCGGGCGCGGCGGTCGGCGCGGCCGTCGCCGCGGGTACCGCCTACGTGCAGCGGATCGTCAGCCCGCCACGCGCTCGGGAGTGATCGCGGCGCAGATGGCGGTGGTGCTGCGGTGGCTGATCGTCGACGCGCAGAGCGAACCCGCCGTGCCTCTCTCGGGTGAACCGTGGTGGCAGTACGGGGCGATCGGCGGCGGACTCGCTCTCGCGCTCTACGCCGTCTACAAGCTGTTCAACATCCTGGTTGCCGAACACAAGGCCCAGATGGAGCAGCTCAAAGACGCTCACCGTGCGGAGATCGAACGGATCGAGGCGGCGAATCAGGCCGCGATCGAGCGCGCCGACGCGGCATATCGCGCCGAAGGGGCACGCGCCGACCGCATGGAGGCCGGGTTGCGTGACCTCAATCAGCTGGTCAGAGACAGCGTTGCCGGTGCGCTGGCCAACGCGACAGACGCCATTCGGGAGGCGCTGGAGATGCAACGGGACCGCAGGCGGCAGTGATGGCGGCGGACAAGTACGCGCGCGACCACGACAACATCGAGACCATTTTGTCCGATGCGCGCGAGACCGCCGGGCAGCTGATCGCACTGATCGATGTGCTGTCCAAAAAGGTTCGGATTCTGCGGGCGGCGACAGAGGCCGCGACCCCTGCCGAGGAGGGTAGAGAGTAAATGGATCAGAAGGAACTGGTCGATGCTGTACAGACGCTGACCAGGTCTGTCGATGATCTGTCGCGACGGTTCGACGCAACAGAGAAACTGATCGACCGTATCGAGAAGCAGCGCCGTGGCCTGCTGTCCACTCGCATCGCGCTCGGCGCGGTGGTCTTGCTCGTGATCGCGGGCGGGGTTCTGTTCGCCCGCCAGCAATCCACGATCCGTGAACTGCGTGCGGTCCAGGACCGGACCTCCACCGAGATCCTTTGCCCGCTCTATCAATTCCTGGCGCTGAGCCTGCGCGTGAATCCACCCAACCCGACCGCGTCTGCCGAGCAGATCGAACTGCGCACCAGCGCGGCGACGGCCATCGCGGCGGGACTCGAAAAGCTGGGCTGCGCGTGACCACTCCTGGCATACCCCCGCCTACCGACGCATTCGTCCTGGGCTCGGAGTTCGGCTCCGACCTGGACGAAGCCACCGTGAAGGCCATCACCCAGGCGGGATCAGTCGGCCCGGTCGGCTCGTTCACGAATCTCCAGTCTTCCATCAACAATCCGGTCGGGAACGTCATCCCTACCGGCGCCCCGCTGTGGGCGACCTTCACGCGTGAGGCCGACAGCACCTTTCCGCGAATCAATTTGCGGGAAGTCGCGTCCAGCACGGGATCGGCCGGCGGCCACTCCTGCTCGGACTCCTCGCACTCCCACGCCGGGCACACCCACCCGATCAACTACAGCGTGCCGGACATGGAGCCCGCCGGACACGCGGCGAACTTCACCGAGCTGGGATTTATCTCCTGCTCGAAAGACCGCACGTACTACAACATGTCGTTCATCACGGGCAACTCGTGGACAGCGCTGGGCGTCAACGCGTTCTACCTGGTCGTTTACAAGATGAGTCCGACGACCGGGAATCTCACGCTGGTGTCGCAGACAGGCGACATCAAAGCCGCGGTGACCTCGATCAACCGCGAATACACCGTCGGACTGAACACCGCGATCGCCGCGAAGAAGGCCGACATCTACGCGGCCGGGACATTGCAGGTGACCTCGTCGGTGCAGACCTGCAACTCGCTGTGCGCTCTGGAGTTCTGGCCACTGACCGCGCCCTCGGGATTCAAACCCGCCGCGCTCTACGCCTACACCCCCGGCTCGACGACGCCGCTGTCCACCGTCTCCTACGCGTCACTGACTTTCGCGAACGATTTCGCGCCGTACTACGCGCTGTCCTGAAAGGAGGTGGACTCGTGTCGAATTGGCAACCGGTCTACGAAATCCTGCACCTCACCCACGGCGATTTCATCTACTCCCGATCGGCGCCGTTCACGCTCCCGCCGGGCACGGCCGCCGAGATCGTCTGGGATCTGGACACTCCGGTCACCTGGACCGCGGTCGTCGACGGAACCACCGTCACGTGGCGCGAGGAGTCCGAGGACTGCACCGCCGCCATCATCCCGCACCGCACCCCCTACGAGATGTGGCTGCACTACCCGAACTCCGAAACCGAAACCGACGACGACATCGTCTGGAAAGTCGGTCACGCCCACCGCACCCCGATCGACGAGGAGTAACTCATGTCTCTACGAGTCGCAGCCACCGCGAATTCCTGCGCCGACTACTGGGCATCGCTCGGCGACCGATACTCCCTGCACACCGGCAACCCCGGATCGGCGGGCACCGCCAACGAAGCGAGCGGCGGCGGATACGCGCGCCAGACAACGACCTGGGGGTCCGCGTCCGGTGGCATCGTCACCGGGTCACAGCTGACATTCAGCGTGGTCACCGCGACCTACACCCACGCGTGCCGCTGGTCCTCCGGTGGAACGCTGCGCGACATCATCGACATCACCGATGCCAGCGTCAGCCCGGACGGCCAGATCAAGATGACGCCGTCCAACGACGCGAACTACGTGGCCTGGGTCTGATCATGTCTTTCCCGCCGCCGGGCGCGAGCGCCGCGGAGTTCCCGCTGCCCGGCCTCGTCCCGGTGCGGGACGCGTTCCCCTTGGTCGGTCCGGCGCTGGACATCTTCCCGCCGCGTCCGGTGTTCACGCCGCAGCTGCTGGCCGTGGTCGATATGAACATGGTGCCGTCGGCGACGTGGGTGCTGGTGCCGTGGCGCAACGCCGTGGTGTCGATGGCGATGGTCCCGGCCGCCGTAGTGCAGCCGGTCGCGATCACGACCGCCCCGACCACGATGGACTTCGCGCCCGGCCTGGTGCGCAGTTACGACGAGATCTTCGCCGCTGTCTCGATGGACTTCGTGCCCGCCGCGTCGGTGATCCCGGTCGGGGTGACCACCGCGGCGGTGGTGATGGCCATGGTCCCCGGGATGACGACGCCGATCCCGGTCGCTGTCGTGACCGCGCCGGTCTCGATGAACATCACGCCCGCCGCGGCCGTCGTGCCGGTCACGGCGATCACGGCCCCGGTCTCGATGAACATCACCCCGGCCGCCGCGATCGTCCCCGTCCTGATCCGCACCGCCCCGGTGTCGATGGACTTCACGCACTCGGTCGCCAACACCGTGGTCACGTTCCTGCCGTCGTCGATGTACAAGAACGGCACATTCCCGCTCCCGACCACCTACGGGCAGATCACGGCATGGACCGCAGACACAGGCGGTTACCCCGGCTCGACGATCTCGTCCAATGGCATCGTCGCCCAAGGTGCGAAGACCGGCGGCACCATCACCGCGAACATTCCGTTCACCTCGTCGCTGTCGGCAACGGTGACGGTACGGATCAAACGCGGCGCGACGGTGTTGAACACGGGCACCGGCGTATCGGGCACATCCGGTACAGCCACGTGCACGGCTACCGGCGTGACCATCGCCAACGGGGATGTGTTCACCGTGGAAGTGCAGGCCAGCAACAACTTCGGCACCGTCTCCTCCGGTACCGGTACCTACCTGCGGATCACCTGATCACTCGGCGGGCTCGTCCTTCGGTGACGCCTTACGCCCCTTCTTCGCATCCTTCGGAGTCAGCGAAGACCATGCCACCGCTGTACCGATCAGCAGCAGTACCGCACCACCCGCGACGTAGAGCCCGCGATCGGACGCCTCTTCGTAGTGGCAGCTCTTGCGAGTGATCGACGTTTCCTTGGTGCAGGTCAGTCCGGACTTGGAATCGTCGATGGCGAGTAGCGCGATTCCTGTCGCCAGCAAGATGACTCCGACGACGAACAGGGATCGAACCAGGGCGAGCTGACTGCGTGTCACCGCTACATGGTGGCAGCACAACGTGATTGCCGCAGCAGAACACCAGCGCCCCACCTCCCGGAACTCCCGGAAGGTGGGGCGCTTTCGTCGTGCCCCGGTCAAATCCCGGGGCGGTAGATCACCTTCGCTGGGAAGGCTCCCCGCCACGAACTGCTGTCGGTGAAGGGATCTTCGCCGCGCCACAACTCGCGGAGTCTGGCGATGCTCAGCAATCGGTCGTCACCGGGGAGTGCCCAGTCTTCGCCGCCCATCGCATCACCCTCGGAGACGCGGACGATGAATCCACCATCGGTGTCGTTGAGCTGGACAATGGCATCGATCGGCAGCGGCCCCAGATCCTCGGGCGTCTCCACTGTGTCGGACGATCGACTGGCCTCAACCGTCCATTGAAGCCGATGCTTCGGAACCCGCGCCTCGGTGTGCAACAGCAGTTCCTCGAGCGTGACCATCGCGAGATGGTCGACCCGGGCGACGCCGTTCCGATCGAGGTAGCGGATGTCGATGTCGACCCGCTCGAGGTCGTCCTCGTCGGGGTTCCAGAACTCGACGGCCGACAGCACCTCGGATACTCCGGCCTTCCATGTCTGAAGGATCGGCATGTGCTCGGCGGCGATTCCGCGTCTGATGTCGCGCTCCATTCGAGCGGCCAGCCAGGTGGCGAGCGCGGCGCAGATCTCTGGGCTCTCGTGGTCGGTCACGGATTCTCCTTCGCGATGATGCGCGAGATGCGTTGCTGGGAAATGCCGATCAGTTCGGCTAGTTCGACTTGTGTCCATCCCTGGGTGTGGAGTTTGCGCACGTAGGCGTCGCGTTCGCGTTGGGCGGTGAGGCCGTCGTCGATGCGTCGGTTGAGGGCGTTGATGCGCGCGGCGGCTTGGTCTCGGTCGCTGGCGGTGATGGGCATGAACTGACGGTACAACAGGGGTTGTGGATATACAACCGGTGTTGTACATTGGCTCTACAACAACAGTTGTATTGCCAGATCAGGAGCCAGAAATGACCGTCACACTCCACAAAACCGACACCCCACTCACCCTCCGCGTCACCGACCTCCGCGCCGGAATGCAAGTCACCGGACTCGAACACCCCGGCGTATGGCGCATCGAATGGGTCAGCGAATACCGCGACGGCGACGGCCGCCCGCGGCTGATGCTCTGCCTCTCCAACGACCGCACCGAGGCCGCCTGGGATCACACCGTGGAACTCGACGCCCGCATCCAGGTCCCCACCCTCCAACAGATCCGGGACCACTCCCCGCTCCACCCCTGAGAGATATGGCGAGCCGGGACGGCTCTTACCCGCCCCGGCTCGACAGCCACCCTACCCACCGCC